GTCGGCTTCTGCGAGTTCGGATACGACCCCGCCGCCCCGGAATCCAGTGGTTACGCGATATCGTTCATCGCCACCGCGTTGAGCGAACGCGGCCGGCATCTCGGTGCGATACTGTTGGACTGCGCGCTGCGATGGATGGCGAACGACGCCGCCAGACACGGGCGCACCCCGTACGTGCTTACACAGATCGACCCCCGGAACGAGGCCAGCGTTCACCTTTTCTCCGGCGCGGGCTTCGAGAACGAGGGGCGGGATGAGAACGACCCCGAATTCGACATCTGGTCGAAGGAATTCGAACCGCTCGCCACGGACAGACTCTACTTCTACTCCCCCATCATGATTGACGAGGACGATAAGAACTGACATTTCAGGTATGGCTTCGCCCCGTGTAGGATGGGAGGCGAAGCGTCCTCCTTTCCAATAAGCAAGCTGGTCGATGTTTCATCGCCCTGTTGGCGCTGCAACGCCGGCAGGGCAATATTTTTATCTAAGCGATTAACGCATACGTCTCCCCGGCTCGTAGAATCAAGGTATGGGTAAACATGGGACGAAGAAGACCACAGCGCAATCTGTCATAATGACAGTTCTGTCCGTTCTGTGCTATACGGCGGGCGCGTTCTGCGCGCTGTTCGTTTTTGTCGGCGCTTGGCCCATGCTCATCTTCACAGCGTTCTTCATCTTTATCGGCATGTTCGCCTGGAAACATCGATTCGACAGCAACGGTGATAAACCAACTTCCTCTCGAAACACTATTGACGAAGCCGCGGTATGGTGGAAACCGACAAATACGATTCCGGTTCACGCTAAGCAGCATGTTTCCGGAGCGATCGAATACCTCGTCTACAACTACAACGAGCCGGTTGTGGCGAATATTCCGCGAGACAGGATATTCACCGCTGAAATCATTCGACGCAGGATGAACGTGCCTTTCCACGGAAACAGGGATCTCGGCTATGTCCTCGGAGGCGGTAACGGCAACGGCTATGTGCTTTCCTACAACGGCGCACCGTTCGGCGTGATTCCGAATGACAGGCTCTGCGCCTATCTTGATGACGTCCACGCACGCACCATCAGCTGCGTCTGGCATGAATGGTACGAACCGACCATCAAATCGATCAAGGCTCTCGCTCCCTCCACGCGAAGAAGCCGCAGCGAACAAACCATAGCGTCTATGATCGGTGCCGGCAAATGGGATAGCGTGGACAATGTCGATTCTATCAAGGTCAACGATTACAAGCAGCCTAATGCGATGGCGGACAGCCTGCTGTCCGGAAGGAGCTTCATGGACGTCGAGGTGTCCTTGGATATGATTCCGACGCCCAAGGGCTCTTCCGCCAAACCGCATGTCGGGATATTCCATGGTGATGTGGTTCTGTTCGAGTTCGACGCGAGGAAGATGGTCTATGGAGAGCTGGTGCGCCACGCCGGCCGGAACGCACTGGCCCGAGTCGAAAAGAAACTGTTCAGCGAGGGGAACGACAGCCCTTATTACTCCATCATGCTTGTGTTCCAATCAGACACCTCCTCTCAGGCGCGATTACTGCAAAGTCATGTAGGCATTGCTGATAATCGGTGATGGTTTGTATGGTCAGGTCGAGCTCCGAGGCTATGAGCCAAGGCGCTCCTTCGTATGTTTGTTCTGCTTGACGGTATTTTTGCGAATCTACTAGGAGCCGCGCGGCCTCCAATCTGGTACGTTGCTCGTGCATTCCGCATTGGTAGTCGGCGTGCAGCCAATGGACGAGTTCGTGTATGAGCACGCATTTTTTTGCGGTGTATGTAAGTCTTCTGTCTATGAGAATGACGCGGTTTGCTTCTGAGTAGCAACCCCACATATTGTCTAAGATGTCGCTTTCTACGGTGACATCTATTCCGCTCGAATAAATCGCCATGCGCATGGGGCCATAGTTCATGTGCGTGTCGAACGGAATAAGGCGTTTCATGCCGATGCTTCTCCATCGTGGTTCATGTAATAGTCCTTT